GAGGGGGATCGAAAGGTCCCCCTTTACAAAATAAATAGAAATGATAATGAAGAGCGAAAAATTTAAAAATATATTTGAAGGATTAAAAATTGCATATGGACAATATCAAAAAGGCGATGTCGCAGCCAATGGTGACAAACAAAAAGGTAAAGCATTCATTGTTCGACAGACTGTTAGCGATGATTTGTGGGAGAAGCATTTACAGGGAGAAGGTCCGGCTCTTGGAATTATCCCTATTACAGAGAATAATACGTGTAGGTGGGGTTGTATTGATATCGACGAATATAATTTTAATCACAGCAAGCTCATTCAAAGCATACGAAATCTTAATCTCCCCTTAATCGTTTGCCGTTCTAAATCAGGTGGTGCACATGTATTTTTATTTACAAAAGAATTTATATCTGCATCTCTTATGCAGAGCACACTTAAAAAGTTTGCAAAAGCTTTAGGTTATGAAGGATCAGAAATTTTTCCTAAACAAACAGAAATACTTGTAGAACGTGGGGATACAGGTAACTTTTTAAATTTACCCTACTATAATGAAACGAAAGGATTAAGATATGCTATCGACGATACTGGCTCCAGTTGTACACTTGAGGAATTTTATAAGCTCTATGATGTTTACTCTTGTAGCGAAGAACAAATTAAAGAAATTAAAATTAAAGAACAAAAAATAGAAGAAGCATTTACACACGGACCTCCTTGTCTTAACAAGTTAGCATCAATTGGTTTTGGTGAAGGGGGAAGAAACAATGCTTTATTTAGTATTGGTGTATTTTATAAAAAGGCTGACCCTGATAATTGGGAAAATTTAGTCGAAGAGTCTAACATAAAATATATGAACCCACCTCTTAAATCATCAGAGGTACAAACAGTTATCAAACAAATAAATAAAAAAGGTTATGATAAATATAAATGTAAAGACGCACCTATCAATGCGGTCTGTCAATCAGGTTTATGTAGAACTAAAAGATTTGGTGTAGGCTTTGGAGAAGAGGAAATGCCACCACTGGGCAATCTTACTAAATACAAATCAAATCCACCACAATGGTTTTTAGATGTAGATGGAACGCGGATCGAATTAAAATCAGAACAGTTATACAGCTCACCTTTATTTGCATTAGCATGTTTAGATCAAGCTAATTTAGTTGTGCCTGTACCAAAAGCAAAAGATTGGAAACAACATTTTTTAAAACCCATGATGAATAATTTACAAGAAGTAGAACCATTAGAATCTTTAGATCCAATTAATCAACTTACAGGATTACTACAAGACTGGACTACAAACAGACAGTCGGCAAGAACAATGGATGATGTGTTTAACAAACTACCTTTTACAGATGAGAACAAAGAATTTACATATTTTAGAATGGATGACTTTTATGCATTTCTTAAAAAGAATAATTGGGAAATGGATAAAATTAAAACAGGTAATTTATTAAAAAGGTTAGAAGATTTATTTGTATCAGAAGAAAGAGTTAGAATTAAAAAACAACAACCAAGACTAATAAAAATAAAAACTATGAAACAAACAGAAGCTTCTGTTTCTAAAGTTGAATACCACAAGGAGGTTTACTAATGTTAGCTAGAGCGGACCTATTAACAGTGACAATGTTTACAGCGTTCTGGATCTACTTACATTTAATTACATGAACAAAATAGGAATCAATTGGAAGTTAAGATACGAGTTAGAAAGAGAAAGAAACGAATTGTTAGAAACAAGAATAGATATATTAATCAGGAGGTTGCGTAAATATGAAGACTATAATACTAGGCCCGCCAGGGACAGGAAAGACAACAACGTTGTTAAATTTAGTAGATCAGTTCATACAGCAAGGGATAAGACCTAAACAAATCGGATACTTTTCTTTTACAAGAAAGGCAGCAAGAGAGGCAGCAACAAGAGCTGCTGAAAAGTTTGGTCTAGATGCAGAAAAAGATTTAGAAAATTTTAGAACGTTACATTCTTATGCTTTTAGTCGTTTAGCTATGACAAAAGAAAAAATGATGACGGCAGAAAATTACAGAGAGTTTGGTAAGTTAGTAGGTCTACCTATCAAAACAGGTAAATATTCAGAAGATGATGGCACATTTAATTCTGACAATGAATACTTAACCATTATGAATACGGCTAGAGTTAAACGTATGGACTTATTAGAATACTATGACTCTAGACAAAACATTTTAGATATAGAAAGAGATACACTTTACTTATTATCAGAAGAACTAAAACGATATAAAAAAGAAAAAGGACTTAAAGATTTTACAGATTTACTAGAAGACTTTATTGCACAAGAAACTAAACAAAGTTTTGAAGCGTTGTTTATAGATGAAGCACAAGATTTATCATTAATACAATGGGACATGGTTAGATCATTATGGGCCAACGCAAAGAAAACTTATATAGCAGGTGATGATGATCAGGCTATATTTAAATGGGCTGGAGCTGATGTAGATCACTTCATAGCTTTAAAAGAGGAAGTTAATGATATCAAAGTATTAGACCAATCATATAGAATACCTGGTGGACCTATACATGAACTATCACAAAAAATTATAAACAAAGTACAAAATAGATTTGATAAAAATTATAAACCAAGATTAGAACAAGGCATATTGCGTAGATATTCTGATGTAACACAAGTTGATATGTCAAAAGGTAACTGGTTAGTTTTATCATCAGCAAATCATTTTCTTGATGATGTAAAAGAATTATGTGAATTACGTGGTTGGTATTACCAACACAGAGGATTTAATTCTGTGCCCTTAAAATTATTATTAGCTCTAAATAACTGGGAGCACTGGCGTAAAGGTAGTCAATTAAATAATGTAGAAATAAAAAACATATATCAATATTTAGGAGCAAGTGTATTACCTGGTTTTAGATCAGGTAAAACTTTACACTCTGATACAAAATATCTTATGAGAGATTGTAGAGCTGAACACGGTTTAGTTACAGACTCTGTTTGGTATGAGGCCTTTGATGGTTTAGATACTGTCACAGAAAACTACATTCGTAACATGCGGGCGAATGGAGAAGAAATAAATAAAAATCCGCGTATCATTATGTCAACAATACACGGAGCAAAAGGAGGAGAAGCCGATAAGGTTTTGCTTATGCAAGATCTAACCAATGCAGCACTAGAAACTTTTAGTCATGACCCTGATGAATTACATAGGTTATTCTATACTGGAGCGACGAGAGCGAAGCGTGAATTGCATGTGTTAGATCCAAAGAACTTTGATCGAGCTTATATATTATGAAAATACCTATAACAGAAACTATTAAAGAACATGCCGATTTAATCTTATCAGTAAAAAACTTTGGTAACAGAAAAGCCGGCTTTAATGGCAGTAAAACAATGCAAAGAACTGGAATAATAGGAGAGCTAATAATCTATAAAGTTTTAGATTTACCTTTCCCTACTTATGAAAGTTTTACTTTTACCGATATAGAAATTAATAATAAAAAAATTGATATTAAAACTATGGGAAGAAATTATTTTATGCGTTCAGGTTGGGTGCATAATCTAGTTAAATTTCAAGTACCTCACCTTGTAGATTATATTGTCTTTAATAATTATAACAAAGCTCAAGAAACAATGGAGATTGATGGGTGGTTAGATAAAAAAACTATTCTTGATAACATGGATAAATGGAGTCAAGCTAAAGGAAATATAAGAGAAAGAGATGATGGAACTTTTTTACAAATGGGAACTAATAATATTGAGGTACCCACAGAAGTGTTGAATAAAATTAACACTGTAGAAGATTTAAAAAAGATAGGAGAAAAAAATGAAAAATAAAAATCAAATAGTAATTTCAGATTTTAAATTGCTCACGATAGTTTGTTTATATTATTTTTACAAATTAAATTGGATGATTTTAAATTTATGAAGTGTTGGCACTGCGAAACAGAACTAATATGGGGAGCTGATCATAACATCGAAGATGATGATACTTATGATACGGTAACTAATTTACATTGTCCTAAATGTTATTGTGTGATCGATGTTTATTATCCAAGTGAAAAAACAATAAAGGAGTATAAAGAGTATGAAAAAAAACACCTTAACTAGACAGGTAGGTGGTAATCACTACAGAGACTATGTCATTCAACCGG